GAAATCTTTGACGTGCCAAACATAGAAACTGTTCTCGTTGAAGATGAGAACGGAGAACTAGGAGTTGACCTCACCGACATCAACAACTGATCACCCACTAACTAACAACATCATGTCTGCACAGTTCTACTCACTCAAGGCATTCAAAGCAAGGGTTGAAAATCTCATTGAACAACAGGGAGAAGATGCACCAGCAGCAGGGTGGATATACACTAGCGAGGATGTGATCAAGTATGATGATAATGGTGATGAGGTGTATCAATCAGATGAAGTCTGCCAGGACGTGTTAACTAACCTGCAAGACTATGATCACATTCACGCAGCAATTGTGGATGCTATTGATCATGAACTCGGAGAATGTTTGTGAAACACGAAGTAACACTGTACGTGGCAGGAACTGTATTTAAAGAGCAAGTTGTTGCCCGTGACTATCAAGAAGCAAAGCAAGTTGCTCTCGCACGTAACCCTAACGCTAGGGTAGTTAGTGTCACTGCCAAATTTAATTAAGGTCACTATGTAACACAAACGTTTTGGCTGCCGCAACCAGTTGACTAAGTGGCACACAAAACAGGCACAGCGTCCCAGATCATGTATTGTAGACACATGAACAAATTCAAAGACCCCTGCACCATGGCAATTGAGACCGATGAGGTGCTGATGCAGATTCATAACCCCTACGTGGCGAACCTCGTGGAAATGGGATACGATCGTGCTGACTGTGAGATGGTTGCCGCTGTTGGTCGTGATGCCACCTATCCCCGCACCATCTACGGTCGGACCTTTGACACGAAGGCAGAGTATGATGAGGCACTCGCTGACTATATCAACGGACTGTGAACATGTACGCAATTCAACCGAAGACGTGGGATCGCCTTGATCCTCACGGGTGTGACTACGCCACCAACATGACTGACGCCTATGCATACGCGAGGGAGTGGAAGGAAGACTGTACCATATGGAAGGAAGGCACCAAGGCGTGGATGAAATGGATGTATGTGACAGATGAACAAGTGTCATCAGCAGGGTAGTCAGGGACGCCCTTGGCTCTATACTACACTCAAGCAAACAAACCAAACCACATGACCGCTTCCACCATGACCGACACCACATACAACGGTTGGGCAAACTACGAAACTTGGAACGCTTCCCTGTGGATTCAGAATGACGAGTTTCTGTACAACACCGCTAGGGCATGTGTCAGATTCGCAGGAAGCGAGAACCCATGGACCAAGTTCGTCCGCTGCATGACAGATGGGCAGATCGGTCGGATGCTCGGTGAGACAGCAGACGGCGTTAAGTGGAACGACCCCGCCATTGATGAGGATGAGATGGTTGAGATGATGCTGGAACTCGTTGAAGATTGAGGGGTCGCCCCTCTCCATGGTACAATACACAAGAACACCTCTCACAATGTCAATGATCAACCCTGTCATCATTCTCCACACTGACAGCACAGCAACCTTTCAGATCAACCTCTACCCTGTCACCCGTCAATGCATGATCTTCTGGCATTCGGGTCACTACAGCAACCACAAGGTGAGACGCCGCGACATGCTGCGCTTCTTGGTTGATCTCAAGCAGTCAGCAGGCGAGTGGGTTAATCGCTACGTGCTTGACTCACCTCTAGCAACCGATTTTGAAACTGTCCCATCAGAGGCGACGGGGTGGAACTAATCCCCTATACTAGGGACATGGAAAACAAAGCAATGCAACGAACCGGTTTCTTTCTCCACAACGAGAACCCCTCTCCTCTGATGCAGACCGTCATGGAGAAAATCCAACGTCAGATGCAGGCAGAGCATGAGTACAGGCAGGCAGTGAGAGCAGGACGTATCGAACCCGTCCAATCCACTAACTGGAACATCAGCGACCGTCACTAGGCGCTGACCCTGTAGGATATACACAAGAAACAAACGCAGACATGACTAACCAACTACCTGCAAACTACACGTTCGCCACCAAGACCAAGAAGGGCAAGCAGGTTGGCAAGCAACCCAAGGGTGAGGGCGTCATTTATTTCATGATGTCCCGGAGCAATGTCATCACAGCAAACGACACCGAGTGGGTTGCAGTCAAGGTTGGTCTTGCCAGCGGTGGCGAGGCAGAAGCATACAAGGTGCTCTGCAATCACCAGACCAGCAACGACGGCGACACGTACTTCCATGCCCTGATGACCGTGTGCAACGTGGGCAAGGCAGAGGCAGATCTGCACAGCACATTGCAGGAGATGGGATACAGCACATTGCATAGCATGGATCACGCTGTGCCTGCTGAGTACCGTAAATTCTACACACAGCAGGAGGGTGGCGGCGAGTGGTTCGTTCTCCCTCTGTCTGTGTTGGAGAGAGTGATCGCTGATGCCAAGCAGACCATGCGCGAACCTCAGGTATGGGCAGACGGTTGGATCGGTCAGTCCCACGCCAACGCACCCGTGAAATTCCATTACGACTGTGATGGCATGCCACGTTGTGATATGACCGGTCGCATGGGTCGCCCTGTAGAAGAGAAGGCGCTGCGCTTTGCTTACGCCTACCGCCAACTCACAGGATTCGCACCCGAGGGTTGCCACGCTTGAGGCAATCCCCCATGATATCACACTTTGGGCAGGGGGTAGGGGGTGACAGCAAAAATGCCTAAGTCCCTAACCTACAAAAGTATCCCAACGACCGATAAATAAATTTGAAAATTCGTTTTTCAAAACCTTAAATTCCAAAAAAATTTCCCAGCAAAAATTATGACTGAAAAGATCGAGCAAGAAGTTGTCCTGGCAAACCTCAACGATCCACTGAAGAGGGATCCTCAGTTTCAACTCGCAGTACAAGAGAAACAACTTAATAAGATGGCAGAGATCATCGAAGAGATGGCAACGCGCCTAGTGTCTCTAGAGAAGAAAGTGATGGACATGGAAGAGGAAGCAAGATTTCCGAAGAATGCGCTATCGGACTACCCCGAGGTAAGTGGAAAGCTCAATGCCAAATAATAACTACGAAGAGATTTTAAACAACTTCGATGTGTTCTGCGATCAGTTCGAGATGAATGCAGCGAGGCGATTTGCGGGACTGGATGATGACTCAAGACAACCAATTAACAATGCAGAAGTTAAGCGAGCAACTCCAAGAGCTGCAAGAGAAGTTGATGACGGTGGAGAAGAGGGTATCACAATTAGAACGCCCCCAATTGATGTACAAGCCACCCCAATGCCAGAATTATCAGACGATAGCGGAGACGCTTGATTATCTTCACACAGAGGTAGCGAAATGCCAAATTTTGTTGGACCAGAAACAGTAGACACTGCAAGTACAGATGCTCTCTGTATATACCCTGCATTAGCAATAGGAGGCAGTCCAATACCAACAACAGTGGTTGTCAACAACACACCGTTGAAGATCATTGCAGGCGCTCCTGCACCCTATGTGTGTGCTCCTACAGTCCCAGTACCGTTACCTACGAATATTATTCCATTACCTTGTCAACCAGGCACAAGGATCATCAGACCGTTGGTGAATAAAACTGTCTTTATCAACGGACAATTACCTGCTGTTACTGGGGACGAAGCACAGTTGTTAATAGGAGGCACACCGAGGCCCTTGACAGGACCGTTCCAACATCCTACAATACTAATTGGTACACAACTCAAATAAGATTAATTATGGCAAAAGCAAAATCAGGACTATCGGGTACTTTAGAGATTGAAGCAAAACCGAAGAAGAGTCGTCAAGGTATGGGAAAGCATACGAAGTATGGATCTACGAGTCGTAATAACGCTAAGAAGCGTTATCGTGGACAGGGTAAGTAATTTTCGGAACGCGGACGCCGAAAGCGCCGAATTATATTAATGGCATATTTAAATCATAGTATACCCGACTTGACTTGTTACATACGTAACGAGTTTTTATATAATCACAAAAAGGGGCATGGCGAAGTAACTAAGTGTAGCGTCCATACTGTTGCCAGCATGGAGAATCGAGTACCATTATTTGAAGCATTTCTAGAGAATGGTGTCAATTGGACTCGAAGACCGCTACATGCCTTCTGTTGGCGTCCAGATGCTGCCATTGAACCCATAGAAGACATAATGTACTGGGACTGTTTCTCGCCTTATGTGGACGTACAGAGACGCCAACGTCTTGCTGGTCTTCAAGCAGAGTTAATTCGTCCGGACAATAAAAAGGTCACGGGTGATTATATGTTTACTCTTGATTGGTCATGGGAGAACAAAGGCATACCAGATTTAAATTTTTCTGAGACACCTGAGCATAAATGTGCCCATCTATTCAAAGTAGAGACAGGTAACTTTTATGCATATCCAAATAATCGTATTATATGGTACGATAACTCATGGGTATTCAATCGAATTGAAACAAACCCTGGATATGAAATCGATTCAACCATTTACTCTGTAGAAAACAAACGTAAACTGGAAACGTCAGATCATTTCATGTACGAAATTAAAAACCTAGATAATAAGTAAAATGGAGAATCAAATGATGTCACATCCCCAACACCTTGATGGATCTGTTGACAAAGGTAACATGTTTATTGAAAGTGGCATGACTCTTATCACTGAAGTTGATAGCGAGCGTCATTTAAAAAAATCTGCTGAGATTAAAAGACAAAAATCTCAAATGGATGATTTTGTCGAACGTTGGTCGGACTGACTAAATAACTATTGACTTCGTTGACAGTTAATGGCAACTACGGGTATAAAGTTTAGAGACATTAATATCAGTTTTAAAAAGCATCCTGTTACTGACGACATTGTTCTCAGTAAGGATGCTTCTGCCATTAAACAAGCAATTGTGAATATATTACTAACTAACAAAGGAGAGCGACTGTTTAACTTTGAATTTGGATCTAGTATTAGACAATACTTATTTGAACCTCTTGATTTTGCAACTGCTGGACAAGTAAGTGGTAGCATTAAAAGTACATTATCTAAGTTTGAACCTAGAATTGGAGTAACTGACGTTTCTGTATTGCCCAATTACGACGATAATGGTTTTGATGTTGAACTGTCTTATGTCATTCGTGGTGCTGACACACCTCCCGTAAACGTAGAATTCTTCCTTGCAAGGACGAGATAATGCCATATACTCAGTTAAACAACTTAGATTTTAATAATATTAAAACCGCGCTCAAAGATTACATGAGAGCGCAGTCAGAATTTACTGACTACGATTTTGAAGGTTCTGCATTAAGTCAGTTGCTTGACGTATTAGCGTATAATACGTATTACACCGCGTTCAATACGAACATGGTAGTTAATGAACTGTTCTTGGATTCATCGACGTTAAGAGACAACGTGGTGACATTAGCAAAGCAATTGGGGTACACACCTAAATCAATTGCTTCTCCAACAGCAGGAATTAGTTTTGAAATGGCATTTCCAGGAACTGCTCCTCAAGCAGTAATAATTAAAGCAGGATCTGGATTTCTTACAAATTATGATAATGGAACTTACCGTTATGTTACAAGAGCAGACGAGAGAGCAGAAGTTATAAATGGAACAGCAACATTCACCGATATTTCTTTTCGTGAGGGATCATTAGTTACGACTAGAACATCCGTTAATGGTGCTTCAAATAAGCAAAGATTTAAAATTGAAAATTCTTCGGTTGATACTACTACTATAGAAGTAAGAGTATTTCAATCTAACAATTCATCTATATTTGATGAATACAAGATTGCTAATAATATATTAGATGTTGGTTTTGATGATAAGGTATACTTCATTAATGAGATTGAAGATGAAGCATATGAACTATTTTTTGGTGATGGAGTATTAGGAAGAAAATTAGAAAATGGTGAGGTTGTAGAAATTAGTTACATTGTTACTAATGGACCCACAACGAATGGTGCTAAACAGTTTAGTTACAATGCTGTTATTGTAGACGAGAACTATGTTCCAGTAACTTACCCATTTTCTGTTAATAACGTTACTACTACATCAATTGCTAGCGGTGGTGCTAATATTGAAAGCATTAACAAGATCAAATATAATGCTCCAAAATTCTATGGTTCTCAGAATAGAGCAGTAACAACTGCTGACTATAGTGCAATTGTGAGAGAGTTGTATCCTGCTGTCAGTGATGTTATTGTTTTTGGCGGAGAGGATCAAGAACCTCCTGCATATGGAAAGGTTTTTATTGCATTAAAACCAACAAATGCTGCTTCCTTATCTTCTTTCACAAAATCTGATCTATCAAAAAAATTAAAGCAATACACAGTTGCTTCAGTTAAACCAGAATTTATTGATGTTTCGATTCTCTACATTGAGATTGCAAGTAGCGTTTATTACAGCGGATCTAAATCAGAATTACTGCCAGCACAAATGGCAGCAAAAGCAACTCTTGGTGTTCAAGAGTATTTAAAAACTTCATCTGTAGAAAAATTTAATGGTAAGTTTAGATATAGTAAATTAGTTGGAACTATCGATGGTTCTGATCCTGCAATTAATTCAAATATCACTGATATCACTTTAAGAAAAGATTTTATCGCTCAGATCAACAGTTCTACGTATTACGAAGTTTGTTATCAGAATGAGTTTGCGAAAGATTGTGATGGTCCTGTAGTATCATCAACGGGAATGATTGTATTTGAATATCCAGAGTATACTACCTATCTTGAAGATAGATCTGGTAAAATGGTTCTATATAGAATAGATTCGACAACAGGAGAAAAAATTCTCCTAAACGATTCTGTTGGTGATGTTTATTATGACAAAGGTGAAATTAAACTTTATGACTTTACTATCTTAAAGGGATCCTTCTCAGACAATCGCGTTGAATTGAGAGTGAAACCTGCTAAAAATGATATTGAAGTAAAACGTGAGGTATATTTGGATGTAGATATATCAAAAAGTACATTTGTAGCATATAAAGAGTAGTTTTAAATGCAAAGAACTGCTAATCAGGTCTCATTCCTGATAGAATCTCAATTACCGGATTTCATTAATGAAGAGTATGAACTTTTTAGTAAGTTTATACAAAAATATTATGAGCAATTAGAACTCCAAGGGCAACCTTTGGATATTATTAATAATATCCAAACATATCGTGATATTGATTTTTACGAGAAAAATATTCTCAAACAATCTACATCATTAACTGGATTCATCCAAAAAACAGATCTTACTATTACTGTAGATGATGCAACGTCATTTCCAAAAAATGGCGGATATATTAAAATTGATGATGAAATTTGTTTTTATAATCAAAGAACCGATAGCCAATTTTTAGAAGTTAGTCGTGGCATTAGTGGTAACACCAAGATTGGTGATTTATATTCTGGTAGTAATTTTATAACTACACAATCTGCAGATCATGTTGCTGGATCTTCGGTACAAAATATCAGCAATTTATTTTTATATTCTTTAGTTAAGAGTTTCGAGAAACAATACCTTAGCGAATTTCCTGAAGCATATCTTAAAGGAGATGTCGATAAGAGAACTCTTATCAAAAATATTTCAACATTTTATAAATCAAAAGGAACTGACAATTCTATCAAGTTCTTGTTCAAGTGTTTAATTAAAGACGTTCAAACACCTGAAATTGAATATCCAAGAGAATTTACTTTAAAGAACTCAGATTCAAATTGGATCAATGTATATGCACTAAGAGCAAAAGTTGTTTTCGGTGATCCAAACAGTTTAATTGGTCAAGAAATCGTTCAAAACGTAGATGGTGACTACGCTTCTGCTGTTGTCGATAATGTCAGATTTTCTGGTAAATACAACGGAGAAGATCTATATGATTTAATTTTAGCAGAGCAAAGTGTTAATGGAAAATTTTCTATTGCTGCTAAAACTATCTTAACAAAAGATATTGATGCTACTTTAGTTCCCGGTGATAGAATTGATGTGTTCTCCACATTGGCATGGAACAAAGAAGGTCAATTTAAAATTAATAATGAAATATTTACATTTGAAGATAAAAACGTAAATCAGTTTATTTTAAAAACTCGTAGTGGGACAGGAAGTCATTTATCCGGAAGCGAAATAACATTCGGTGCTAATGTTTCTGGAAATGGAGTTGATATTCTCGTTTATGGTGTTTTATATGGACTACAAAATCAAAGTCAAACACCATATTCAAATCCCGGAGAATCAATTGAAGTTTCCGAATCAGGATTTCTTACGAATGATATAAAAATTGTTGATGATCAAAATAACCTAAGATGGAATTTATCATCATCAATTCCATTCTCTTCAAATAATGCTGGATTAAGTGCCACTATCGCAGAATTAAACTCTGATGTTTCTGCTATTTTTGAAGATGAAACTGGATACTACATAACATCTTCTGGTTTTCCATCACATGATATAATTCCTTCAAACGCAAATATTCCTAGTGATGTTCAAGACCAAAAATTATTAAAGATTATAAGAAAATCTCCAATTCAAACTACCGAGATTTACGAAACAAAATATCGCGATATTGGTATTGCACTGAATGGTATTCCATATCTCTCGTATAAGGATGACGAATTTATCCTCTCTGGTCCAATTGAAACAATTACTGTTGACACAAGAGGTAATGGTTATCAAAAAGCACCATTTATTTTAATTGACGGCATTTCCAATCTAGCAAGAACAAATCTTGCTGGACAAGTAGTAGAATCTGTAATTTTAGATACCCCAGGAAATTATTCTAGTACTCCAACAGTTGAGATTTTATCCGGCAGAAATGGGCAAGCAAGGGCAATTGTAACCAATGGAGAGATTACAAGTATTGTAGTCCAGAATGAAGGTGAATATTATTCATCTCCACCCGAAGTAAGAATTACAGATAATGCGGGTAAAGGTAGATTTGCAGATTATACCGCAATAATTTCTACAGATGGAAAAATTGTAGGATTTGAAAAAATCAATGGCGGAAGTTTATATACTGCAGAAAACGTTGTTGTAGATATTATTTCAGTAGGTTCCGGAGCAGTTGCAACTGCCGGAATTAAAAAATGGAGAAAAGATAGATTTAATAAGAACAAAAATATTTTAGATTCGGATAACGGTTATTTTTTCAAAAACTATGTTAACTCGCGTGGACATGGTTATGCATACTATGGTCCACCATCAACATTAAGAGTAAATGATACCGGATCTACACACTCACCAATCCTAGGATTTGCCTATGATGGAAATCCCATTTATGGTCCTTATGGTTTATCTAATCCTTTAGATTCTCAAAGTTCCATCGTTAGAATGACAACTAGTTATTCTAAAAACATTTCTAGAGATATCGGTCCAAATACAGGAACGTATCCGTTAGGCACATTTATCAATGATTACACATATAATGATGAATCAGGATCTTTAGATGAAAATAATGGTAGGTTTTGTGTAACACCAGAATTTCCCAATGGAACATATGCTTACTTCATGACAGTAAGTACATCAAATATACCTGAGTTTCCTTACATTGTTGGAGTGAATTATTATTCGCTTCCATTAGATTCAAATTACAATTCAGAAATTTCTCAATATGATTTACCGAAATTCGCTAGAAGATTAAGAACTTCTGATATTCCTTCTAACGGTTCATCAGTAATTTCAAAGATTGAAGATGTTATTAGAGGAAGTGTTTCTTCTGCTACGGTTTATGATAGTACTGCAGTTTATTCTGTAGGATCTCAATTAATTGTTGATGATAACTTAACGGATGGATCTGGTGCTGCAGCACAAGTAGATTCGGTAGTTGGTAGAAATGTGCTATCAATTGAATCACAACAAACAAAATGTTTATTTTTCCAATTAAAAGAAAATGCATATTTGTTTGATGGTGATACTATTACGCAATCAAATACAGGAGCTACAGGAGAAATTGTTGGAGACGTGTTTACTTCCAACAATTTTGTACTGAGAAATGTTACTGGTACTTTTAATAGTACAGATACATTGTCTTCTAGTACGAATGTAGTCGCATTAATCTTGGATCAGAATTCCTCATATACAAAAGGAGCAATTTTATCACTTGGCGATGGGTTGACTCCACCGATTGCAACAGCTGAAATTCTAGAAGAAACGAACTCACAAAATTCTGTTAAAATTAAAATCTTAACAGGTACATTCACACCTAGTACCAGTTTATTTTTATCAAGTTCTGACTTAATTAATACTACCGGTTCTAAAATTTTTGCAATTAACTCATTGAGCGATGATTTAACCATATTTCAAATAACTGATAATGTTGCATTAATAAAAACTTCGGATGCACATGGTGTTGGCGTTAGCGAAAATATCAACGTTGATATTTTTCCCGATGATTCCGTAACTACTACAACCTATTTCGTAAGAAAAAGAATTTATCAAGAAGCAATATTTCAAACTCCAAATGTAGAAAGAACACTTGTTGATACAGGAGTTGGAAGAATTGATATTCTTAATAGTGGTGAAGATTATACTCCAAATACTTACAATGATATTGCTTTAGCTGGCGGTAAAGGTCAAGATGCAAAGGCTACATTAGTGGTTAACTCCTTGGGGCATGTATCTGAAGTAACTATTACAGATAAAGGATCTGGTTATGAAAAATTTGATATATTAACGGTAGGCGACTCAGCGTTGAATAAAACTGACACCACTACACCAGATTTACAGATAAGTGTTGATCATATTGGATTTTCATTACAAAACTCTATTATTAACGTTGATAGTGCAATTGGAATCACTAATAATGATTATTTAAGAATTGGTAATGAAATTGTCAAAGTATTTTCTAAAACCGATAATAAAATTACCGTTCAAAGAGCGCAAAAAGAAACAACTGCAGTAGATCACTTCAATGGTGCAACAATTTCTTTATATGATCCTGGATATAATTTAAACCTTGGATATCAATTGGGAGCAACATCTAAAGATCCCACTGTTCTCTCTTATGACCCCGCTATTCAAAAAGTAGTTTTTGTATATGATTACAATGAAACTCTTACTTCAATCAATAGACAAGTACTCAGTACAGTATTTTTTGATCAAAGTGTAGATCCGAGGTTAGTTAAATTTTCTTCAATTTCAGATCCTCAAATTTACTTTGAATTTTCGGAAGATAATTCAACATTTATTCGCAACCCAATTATTGATATTAAGAAATTCTACAAATATAATTTTGATGTATCCCACTCATCAATGACTGGTATTAATTTTAATATATCTCCAAGTATCAATTTAAATTTAATCACCACAGAAAAAGTAGATAATGGAAATATTGTAGATTTAAAGATTGGATTTGGGTCTAGAATCAATTCAAATAACTACAGTAAAAAGAAAGAAGTACAATATTCGAGATATTTTTATTTTGATAAAAACAATATTGTTTCTTCTGAAGGTTCATATTTTAATTTGATTGATGATCCTTTACAGGGAGAAAAACTACCTCTATATGTAACTCCAACTTCAATTGCATACTCAACTCCAACTAAAGCACCACATGACGGAAGTGGTACTATTGTTTATACAACCAAATCGAGTTTTTCTATTGGTAAAATCAATACTGTAAAAATTACGAACATTGGAGGAGATTATAAAAAAATTCCTATTATCCGAGGTGCAATTCCAGCAAGACCTGCACAAGCAGTAGCTACTATCAGGGACGGCAGAATTTTTAGCGTAACCGTAACGGAATCGGGTAGTGACTATGTAAATCCTATTATTGTTATTGATGGCAATGCAGAACTTAGTGCAGTTTTAGATTCTGGTAGAATTACTGGCGTTAATATTGATAACTTTGGTTCTGAATATAGTAGTACCCCAACTATTACTATTGCCGAATCCGAAATTGGATGCTTCTTAAACAGTGACGATATTGGAATCCCAAGAAATATGAAAGTTATTGCAAATGGGGGTGGATTTTATAGTGATCAAACATTAAGATCATCTTTTAGATCAAACTACATTTTTACAGTATCATCCTTTGTAACAGATGCTTTTGCCGTTGGAGAAACAATTATTCAAAGCATCGGGTCAAAAGAAGTTGCTAGAGCAAGAGTTTCTTCATGGAGGAAGGGTTCTAATATTTTATCGGTTGATAGAGTAACAGGAATTTTCAGAGAAGGTATTGGTATAACTGGGTTATCAAGGAATAATACTGCAGTTGTTGATGCTATTAACTACACTGAATTTGATGCATCAATAAGATCTTATTATGACAATATGGGATATTACGAATCTGATTATGGAAAAGTTAGTGATGCAAATCAAAAAATTCACGATTCTTTCTATTATCAAGATTATTCATATTTGGTAAAATCAAAAACCCCGATTAATATTTGGAGAGAATTAGTTAAAGAAACTACTCATCCTTCTGGATTTAAATTATTTGGTGAAATTGATATTGAAACTTCATCACAAGCAAGAATGAGTGATTATACTTTCACTAAAGGAGTAAGTGTTATTCAGGTTTGGAATCCAGAAGTAAACAAAGTTACTGTAGAGAGTACTAGAAAAAATGTTACACAAAATATAATTTTGATGAAAAATCTCAACATCGAAAAGGGTGTTGGGTCTGTTTCTGTTGATAGTACAAATAACTCTGAAATCCGAGCAAAGGAAGTATTCTTAACTGCAAATTTTGATGGAAATTTTTCTGATAAAGGAAACTTGACTGGAACTACTATGTTTACCATGGTAGACACTAATGGTAATTCAATTAAACCATATAACAATCAATCTTTAACTATCACTCTCGATGGTATCGCTCAAGAACCAGGAGAATCTTATACGATACAAGATGATAAAATTATATTTGCACAACCTCCTCTAGGTCAATCACTAAAGGATGGTCAATTAGTTCCGGGTGTTACTTTCTACGGTAGATTATTTGAGTTTAAAACGGATTCATTAAATCAAAAATATCTTAGGAAAATTAGAAATATTTTTCAAAGAAGTGGAACTTGGATTGATGCCGCAAATCAACTTGGTAGAAATAGAAGATTTATTCAATCCGAAACTCTTGGATATATTAAAGAAAAGTATCCCGCATTAACATGGGGAACATTAGAATCCAAATGTTATCGTGATATTGGTTTAATTGTTGATGCATTAGAACACGACTTGAGATTTGGGGGAAATCAAAAAACAATTTCTTCGGTTGAATCTTATTTTAGCTCTGGTGTTCTTGACTATATTTCAGGAGAAATTGAAGCAACCATAGAAGCATTTGCGTTTGTTGCTAGATTGTCTAAGTTAGCAATGAGAAATTGGGATTTTATTGACAGACAAACTTCTTGGACTCAGGGATCTAATGAGATTACGCTCAGTAATACCGATAATATTACTGTTGGCATGAAAGTATCTTCTGGCAGATCTTTTTCTGCAGGAACAAAAATTACTGAGATTGTAAACGGAAGAACTATTAAAGTAAGTAATAACGCATCAGTCACTGGAGATAATAACCAGATGACTTTTATTTGGAGTGGAATTAATGCAGGATTCTTTGTTGATGCTGCAGAATTAATTGAAAAGAATAGATCTGCAATGATTACGTCAACTATCAATGCAATTGATTCAGAGTATCCAAATTTAAATGCTAATAACTATCCGTCTAAGTGTGCTAGGGATCTAGGATTGTTAATTGATGCTGTCAAGCAATGTTTAATTTTTGGTGGTAATAGAAAAATTGTTGAATTTGGTAATAGTTATTTTATTGATAATGAACTGACGTTTATCAATAATGAATTGATGCAAACTGTATTTGCACACAGTTATCTTAGAGATCAAATGATTCTTGCTATGAGGAATCAAGGAGTAGTTACTGATGATAACGTTACAGATGATTCAATCAATCCAGATTGTATAGAAGTAGAAAGCAGCATTACAACTTATATTAATGTTGTAGAATCTATCCTAGAGGGTGGTCCAAATAGAATTGCTATTATAGAACCAAATGAAAATTCGAGAGGAAATTGGACTAATTTAAGAACATATACAAATATTAATATTCTCCCAGATCCAGAATTATCCAATGGCAATTTTAAGGAATGCGAAGAAGTTGCATCAGCAATTGATTCTCTGTATGAAAATATTCGTCAAACTTTGATTACTGGAGCAGGAACATCTACTATCAGTTATGCCGATTATATTGATAACGAAAATAAAATATTTGATTTATATTATGAGGATGGTACTCCGTTAAATACAGATCCAAATGAGAATTTATTTATTGGATTAAATGGTGTCCTGCAACATAATAGTTCGTATTATATTGATAGAACATCAATACCAAATAAAGTTGTTTTTGCATCTCCACCAATTTGGGCGCAGGAAGAAAATACTAAGACAGTACAAGAACCATTAGCAGTAGAAAAATTCTTTGCATATAGCGTAGGCAATTATATTAGATGTCAAATTGATTCATCTGGTATTTTAACTGGTTCTCCTGGACCATTCTTAATTATAGATTCTGAAAGCAATGAAGTAAAAACTATAAACGATACAAGATTTGTATACGTTTTTATTGACGGTATTTTACAAAGAGAAAGTATTTCCTATAATATTACTGGTCCTAGTATTAAATTTAGTAGAAATATTCGTATTGATAACAATATAGAAATTGTTTTACTATATGGAAGAGATATTGATCAAACCATCACATTGTATGACTTTGAAAGAAATTCTTACTATAATAAATTGACACTTACTTGTGATGCAGGATCTCAAAACAATTTCACAGATTGGAAATCTTGGTATGGAAACTCGTATGATGGATACCAAGTTGCCTATCAGAAAATAAATGGTGTTAATAAATTTATTGGTAATATCAAAGGTTACACAACAACAAATCAATCATTGATTATTACTTTTGCTGGCGTAAATCCGGATCTAGATAATTCTTCAATTTTCTTTACTGGAACAACTGACTACAGTGATGAATATGAATTAGATTTTACGACAAACACTATTTCTATTTCAAGTGATGAAGATCAAAATTATAAAATGCAGAGAAATTCTACTAAGTGGTTATATGGTACAAAATTAGCAGAAGAATCTTTCTATGTAAAGAAAAAACTTTTAGCAAACTTAACTGCCGGAGATATTATTAAAATTTCCGGAGAAGATGATTTTAGAACGGTATCAGAATTACCGCAATTTGTATCTCCAAAAAATTATATTCCAGGTAAAGATGTATCTAACGATTTCTTTGGATCAATTGTAACATCAAATTATAATGGCGAAACTAAAGGTGTTGGTCTTAGTGTTACTTGTAATATAACCAATGGAATAATTTCATCTTTAGAATGGAATAAGAAAGATTTGCAACTATTATTTGATGAAGGTATTATTCAACCAACTACCGCGTATGGTTATGAAAGTCCACCAATTTTACATTTTATTCCAGTTAATCAACAGGGTGGTGGTGCTAGGGCTGAAGTAATTGTATCACGCGGTCAAATTATTGATATTGTTCTTGTTAATCCTGGTTCTGGATATACGAAACCACCTAAAGTGGTAACTGCAAAACAATATGAAATAATTAAGCAAAGAGGTAGAAAGTTTGATAGTTTTGTTACTCTAGAAGTAAGATCACAAATCCAACAACAATCACCAGTACAAGCAACATCATTATTTGAGTTCTTCCAAGATTTTGATAGCGCAAGTGCATTTGTATTATCTTCTGCCGTTAGTGTGGATTCAAAGGTTAATTTAGAAATTTATAAAGAGTTGAATTTTTCTGCTACATTTGCAGCTTCGCGAGAAATTGCGTGGAGAGTTAATTCGCAGCAAAGTGTTGATATATCTACGAATCAACAAAATTCTAATATAGTAATTATTCTAGAATTAGATCAAACCATTGCTTCTCAACCATCATTGACTACTATAGTTGAAACGAATAAAGCGTATCCCACTTCGGTTGGAACAATTACGTATACATTTGATCAATGGGAATATGCTAAATTTATGAATACTGGAGACATTCTTTCTACCGGAGGATTCCCCGTATCTAAAGTTACTATAGAAGACCTTGGATACTTTGATATTCAAGCAGACGGATCTCTCTTAGATTCTAATAGAGAGTTTAAGTTAGCATACCCATCTATTAATAACTATATCATACAGTTAGATACAGATGATTTGCCTGCAGAGGGAGATGCTGGATATCTTGCTACAGGAGCAGTGGTGTATGCAGATACTACTAATTTTGCTTCTACTGGAACTATTTTGATAGGAAAAGAAAAAATTTCTTATACCAATAAATTAAGTGATCGTTTCATTGGATGTACAAGGGGTGTTGATCAATCTCTCATTACTAGTCATTCCATAGGTGATTATATCAGAAATGCTTTATAAATATAAATAACTCGGATTCAGTATTACAATACAGAGACAAGTGCTATGGCAGCTATTATTTCAGAAAAGTTTAGAATTTTTAATGCGAAACAATTTCTAGAATCTTTGGGTGAAGGTGCAAACGACGCTGACACAGACAGAACTAGAATGTATTTTTTTGTTGGAAGATCTGCAAGGTGGGATTCCTACCTTGAAATCTTTAACATAAGCGGTGCTTTCCAAGTTGGAGAGACCGTTAGTGGTGGTGGATGGAGTGGAGTAGTTGCTGAAGTGCATAGCAATAGCTTACTACTTAATAGCATTCTTCCAACACCAACTTCAGCACCTGCATTTGGCACTACTATTACTGGATCCACCTCATCAAAAACTGCCAAATCTGGTGTATACAGATATGGAACCGAAGAAGCACCTCCAGCACCTCTAGACAATCAATCTGAACGAAAAGATATCTTCGATGAATTGATTGCTGCCAAGCGTATTACAACCCCATTTGCACGTCTTGTAGTTCCCCGTTACAATTGGAACTTGACTCTGAATCCAAAATTTGATATGTATCGCCCAAACTATTCACCAACTCCTGGTGGTGGCGGTTCTATCGGTAAGCAAACTGCTCTTGGATCTACATCACTTTCTGGTTCTAAATTTTATGTGATGAATTCTCAGTATCAAGTATTCAAATGCATATACAATGGTGAAACTCCTGGTTTCCCAACTGGTCAAAATGCTACTTACGAACCAACTTCTCAACCAGTAGGTGGTCAAGGAACATTTGCTGGTGGTATCTACACAGAACCATCTGGAACAGCAGGTTACATTTGGAGACATATGTTCTCATTAACTACCGGTGATGTTCTATCTTTCCTATCTTCAGATTTCATGCCGATTGCTGCGGTTGGGGAAGCGTCTAGAGTTGCGGTAGAAGCAAACGCTGTTGATGGTTCTGTTGATGTTGCTGTTGTAAAAGATGCTGGTGCTAACTTACCACAGAGTGCCACGTTGTATACCGCAGTTTATGGTGATGGTTCCAATGGTGTAGTCCAGTTTGAAACTGATGGATCTGGAAGTATCACATCAGCAATGATTTTAACGCCCGGATCTGGATATACATATGGAAATATTGTCTTAGAAACAGGTAAAGTATTTACTGATGCTGGATTAACAGCAGCTGCTGGTTCATTCACCGGAACAGCAGCACTTGAAATTGTTATTTCTCCGCGTGGTGGTCATGGATCACACGCTGAAGATGAACTCTTCGCAAAGAGAATCATGACAAGTATTCGCCTTACCTATGATGAAGGTCAAGGTGACTTCCCGGTTGATAATGACTTCCGTCGTATTGGTATCATCCAAGATCCATATGAGTATGGATCCACAACATTTGCTTCTTCAGGTACTCTTCGCGGAACAAAAGTTGCAAAAATCAATGGTGCTACAGCAAACTATGTTGTAGATGAAATGGTTACACAAACCGTTGCCGGTGGAACTGCAAAAGGAACAGTAGTTTCTTGGGATGCCACTAATGGTATTCTTAAGTATTTCCAAACACCGTCTCTGCATGCAGATAGTGGTGTTGTAAGAGCATTTGCATCTGACGCTGCAAATAGTGTAGACGGTGCTGTTTCAACTGCTTCAGGAACCGTAGACACCACACAGGACGCACCTCTCGCAGACATTTCATTTACTGGTGGATTGGCATCCCCAGAAATCGAACCAAACTCGGGAGAGGTCGTATACATAGAGAATAGAAGACAGATTACTAGAGCTCCTGACCAAATCGAGGACATCAAACTAGTAATTGAATTCTAATTTTACACAAGTTAGAAACGACGGTTTGAGATGCCCCAAAAAACGAACCTTAACGTAGATCCATACTACGACAATTTCGACCAGGAAAAAAACTTTTATAAAATGCTTTTTCGACCTGGATACTCCATCCAGGCGAGAGAGTTAACTCAGCTTCAATCTATTCTACAGAATCAGGTTGAGCAATTTGGCAAGTACGCTTTTAAACAAGGCGAACTTGTCATTCCTGGTGAAGTGGGGTTTAATAAGAAATTACATTTTGTTAAACTATCTTCGGTCTCGGAAATTCCGGTAAACCAAGATGGTCAGGTGGTTTATAAAAAATATGATATTCGAGAACTTAAAGGAGAAAAACTAAGAGGTTTAACTTCCGGGGTTGTTGGTTCTATTGTAGATGCTAATATTGCATCAGAAACCGAATCTGATATAGTTTTTATTAACTACACTAATAGTGGAGATTCTGGAAATGAAAATACTTTTAGGCAAGGAGAAACATTAGAAGTAATAGACGGAGTAAATACTCCACTTCTGGTTGTGGGAACAGATGGTAGCGTTCTACCTACTAGTATTACAGTAACAAATCCGGATACTTCAGAAGTAACTTCTCTAGAAAGTCCTGCAATGGGTTATGCTTCTGCTGTTCAAGTAGAAGCAGGAATTTATTTTGTTAATGGATATTTTGTAAGAAATTCCGAACAACTTTTAATTATCAACAAGTATTATGATAAACCATCAGCAAAAGTTGGTTTTAAAATTAATGAAAGTATTGTCACTCCAGAAGAAGACGAGTCATTATACGATAATGCCATTGGTTCTACCAATTATACTGCTCCCGGAGCGCATAGGTTAAAAATTTCATTAGACCTCGTTAAGTATAACTTAAACCAAACTTCAGATAAAAATTTTATTCAACTTTTATCTATTAAAAGCGGATCTGTACAGAAACAAGTAGTACAGACAGATTATAACTTATTGGAACAAACATTAGCAAGAAGAACTTTTGATGAATCTGGAGATTATGTAGTTGATAATTTTTCCTTAGATGTTAGAGAATACTATCAACAGAATGGAAATTTTGGTGTATATTCTTCAGATGAATTCGGTCTTGTTAATGGAATTTCTGAAAATGATGCGAAGGAGAAACTAATAGCTAGTGTTGGTCCGGGAAAAGCATACATTAAAGGATTTGAAATTGTTAATAAAGAAACAAAATATCTTGATATAAACAAGGCAAGACAAACTTTAAATCGCGAAGATATTAGATTAAAGACACAGGGATTGCCAACTTATAAAATTACAAATACTTTTGGGTCAATTCCTTTAAATTCAGAAGGATCTGAGTTAACTGCATATCCAAATATTTTTATTTGTTCCACATTTAATGATGGATCTATTGGGTTAAACGATACAGAAGATATAAATGATTTTAAACAAACTTTATCTCGCAGGGGATTAATTCTTGATGAGAATTCTGGTGTAAAAACAATCTATATTAGTGTAAATACCAACTTCACCTCATCCCACTTTGCTCAATTAGATACCAATAACTTTGAGAGTAAAATTGGAACTCTTTGGTTTGTACAAACAAGAACTGACGCAGGAGAACCATCTGTTGCAAACTCCGTTGCTGCTATTGCATTTTCTAAGGTAAATCGTATTGAAGTAAATTCATCAACTGGAGTTACTTATCTTGAATTGACAATTACTGCTGCAAAAAATCTATTAGATCAATATTTCCTTGAGTATGATGCAAGTCCATCTGGATACAGAGAAGTTTATCTTTCAGAAAATGATGCTAAAAATCCTTCCTCAACTCCTTATGGAACAATTGTAGATTACAACGAAACAATTACTCCTGTTATTGGAACTATTAAACCAAGTAATTTTAATTTTATTGAAATTGGTTCTGGTTTTGATACAGATACCGATGTTGTACTTTCAAAAGGAAGGGATGAAAATGGAGATTTTGTATACAATAGCACGTTTGGATTATCATATTTTGATCCTCAGTTCTTTACAAAAATTCTATTAGATGAAAGAATTACAGCAGTTAATAGTTTCACTCCAGGTCAATATGTTTATGGTATTGAAAGTGGTGCATATGGAGTGGTAGAAGGTTCTTCAACTGGAACTTTTACTACTACCAAAACTTTAATGGTTAAAATGCTATTTGGAAACTTTAAATCTGGAGAAGCAATTAGAGATGAAAGTAACAACACCCTAAGAATTGCAAAAGACAATACCATTTCTCATTTTGTTGTTAATGATAGGGGTAGTAATTATGTTCAATCTTCTAAACTAAGAATTGATGGTGTAGAGTTTGACTCTTCAAAGATTGCGTTAAATATTTCGGGTAGTGGATCTGTTGTATCTGCTGTTGTTTCAAACCGAGAACTTGTAGATACTGAGTATTCAAAACCTCCTTTAGTAGAAGTTGTACAAGGACAAGGTGGGGGATCTCCAAATGCTTCTGTAATTACTCCAATTCTTGTAAGAAATTCTGTAACTACTTACACACCACAGAATGCAAAATCGTTTTTCTGTAGATACGGTTCAGGCAATTCAAATATATTTACTTCAGATATTGAAGTAAATAAAGAAAAGTATTCCGAAATTACTCCTATAACGGATTTTACTTTTAGTGGAGAAGTAGGAAGAAAATATATCGATTGTAATGGATTTGGCGGAGATGCTAGTAAGTTTTTACAGCAGGGAGATTTAGTACAATTTAGTACAGCATCAGATATTATTATTAGATGTATTGTGCAGCAAGCAACAAAACCTGCTGGTGTATTGAAGTCGCGAATTTATTTTGATAGAGCTTTGCCGGAAAATGTAAGTAATGCTAGTGTTGTACGTGTAAGACCATCTATTGATAATTTCAATAATGGAACTTTGCTTTATAAAACTGGAACTTCTCAAGTAAGTTCTATCGTTGCTGATAGTGAAGATTCAAAAATTATTTACTATCAAAGACGCGATTTTGTTAGCACTGGTGCTGGTGGGCAAGGTGTAATTACTTTTGCCGCACAATTACCATTCGGAACTCAAAGATTCGTTACTTTTGACGAAAGTAATTTTATTGTTACTGTATTAAATCCGGGAGATGCTCCTGATATTACAGCGGGTGATATTGTATACATTACAGATTCTCAGGTAACGATTAAAGCATCTACAGACTCGGCAAGCGGTTTAACTTCAGGAAGTGTTAAATTAGATCTTCCTGCTGATTATTTTGGAACTATTGCTACGGGTGGCACTTATCCTACACTGAAATTGACAGCGACTCTAGAGGTCACTAAAGCAAAACCAAGATTAAAAACTTCTGTAGTTAATAGAAGAATTGTTGTTGATTCTGCTGGCGATAGAATAATTCCTTTAAGGGGAAGAGATTATGATGCAGAAAGTTTATCAGTATACAGTTATGCTGATGTTTATAAACTTCATTATGTTTATGAAGGATCTCCATCAGAACCACCAACTGTAGATAGAAATGGAAATTTAGTTAGTGGAACTGATATTTCAAATAGATTTACATTTGATGATGGTCAAAGAGATACAATTTATGATATTTCTAGGATTGTATTAAAACCAGGATTTGATTCTCCAACAGGACAACTAGTTGTTGCTTTCAATTATTTTGAGCATACTCAAGGAGATTTTTGTACAGTAGATTCCTATTTACATGAAGCAGGCGTAGGAGCAGAAGATATCCCATCATATAATTCACCTGCACTAGGTAAAGTATCACTAAAGGATGTTCTTGATTTTAGACCAAAAGTAGATAATGATTCTATTATTTCTGGTTTCCAGAATAATTCATTGCTTGGTGCATCTAATACAAGATCATTTACTGGAACTGGTGGTATCGTCTCAAGTACTCCTGCTCCAGATAAGAATTTAGAATTTACTTTCTCATTCACACAATCCCAATACTTAGATCGTATCGACGGTTTGTTCTTAAGCAAACGAGGAGAATTTATTGTTAAAGAAGGAAATTCTTCATTAAATCCATCTCGTCCAGATTTAATTAGTGATGCAATTCCATTGTATTACATGTATATCCCTGCCTTTACTGAAAGCAGCAAAGATGTAAGAATTACGCCTATTGACAATCGTCGATATACAATGCGTGACATTGGAAAACTAGAAAAACGAATTGATCGTCTAGAATATTATACAACTTTGAGTATTCTAGAGCAACAAGCATTAAACATGCAAGTTACTGATGCTAGTGGAATGAATCGTTTCAAGAGTGGATTTATTGTAGATAATTTTGAAACTCATAGAATCGGATCACTGAGATCTCTTGATTATAAGTGTTCAATTGATACTCAACAGTCGGTAATGAGACCACAATCAAAAGAAGATTCTTTTGATTTAGTGGAAGTAAATACAAGAAAAGATCAAAGGTCCATTGATGGATACCAAAGATCTGGAGATTTTATAACTTTACCATATGAAGAATTGGATCTTCTTGGAAATGCATTTGCTACTAAAACTATAAATCCAAATCCATTTGTTGTTATTCAATATGTTGGAGATTCATTCATATCTCCAAGTGTTGATTCTTGGTATGATGATACTGTTGCTCCTTTAGTAACAGATAACAACACAAACTTATATTCCATTTTCTTAGCAAAAGATGATATCAGTGATGCTTTTACAAGTTTACATAACTCATATAAAGTAAATTGGTTAGGTGTAAATAGAGCATTTTTTAACATTGGTTCTTTTTCGGATGTTAATAGCAACATTGCAGATTCGAGTGTTACTACAGCGTCTGTAGGATCTTCTTCAAATATCAGTCCAGAAAATAATGAGATTGGAAAAGGTTTAAACACAAGAGGTGTCGGATCTAACATAGTTTCCACATCACTATCTTTCTTCGCGAGAAGTGTCCCGGTTAAATTTATTATTAATAGATTAAAACCAAATACGAAAGTGTTTGTCTTCATGGAAGGGCAAGATATTTCCCGTTGGGTAAATCCAGATTTTAAATATACCGGCATTGCAGGTAACTCTTTATCTGCATTTAATGGTCAAGTTGAAACTGACGAAAATGGAAATGCTAGTGGTATTATTTTAATACCAGCAGGAACTCCACCAAGAGAAAATGCTGTGTGGACGGGTAGTACTGACACGGTTTCATATGATACAGATGCCGATGAAGTGAGATTTACTACTGGAACTAAAACGATTAGATTTACATCTAGCTCTACTGATGCACCTAAAGAAGAAGTGGATTCATATGCAGAGGTAAAGTATTATGCAACTGGTCTTCTACCAGAAAATCCTGCCTCAATTATATCAACATCTCCTGCATATTTTAAAGCAAACGAAGGAACTCAAACTACAGAAAGTAATACCGATAATCCCATTAAACCAAATCCACTTGCACAAACATTCAATATTGATGATTATGAAGGTGGACTATTTGCTACTAGTTTAGATCTATTTTTTGCTAAGAAAAGTAGCACAATTCCAATTAGAGTTTATCTAACTGATGTTGTTAACGGAAAACCTGGAAAAAATATTATTCCAGGAACACAGAAAGTAATTAACCCTAGTACATATTTACGTGTTATTGCTAGTGATACTTTGACCGTCACTAAAGGAGAGACAGTAACAGGAGCAACTTCAAATGCATCTGGTCCTGTAGATTTAGTTTTTGATAAAAATGATGTTGCATTGACAGCATCAACATCCGGTGTTTTTACATTAACAAGTGATCAAGTTTATACTATTGTTCTCAATAACCATAATGGTATTTCATTCCAACAAGATGAAGGACTAACCATTCCATCATTAGTATTAACTAATAATACCTCTAATACTAACACAACAATTAAAATTGCAAAAGATTCTGGACGGGTTACTGATTTACGAGTTAAAAATACTGGATCTGGATATGATTCAGCAATTCTAACCATTGAAAGTCCTCAGTTGCCAGGAGGGGGAAATTCTACTGCAACAGTAAGAGTTTCTGGCGGAAAAGTATATCACACAGAAATTGTTCTTTCTGGATCTGAGTACACAGAACCACCTGCAGTAGTTCTTCGTGGAATTGGAACTGGAAATGCTGGAGCTGAAATCGAATCATTTATTACAATAGATACTCCGGCTGTTCGTATGGGTATTGCAGTTGATAGTGACACTGGAACTAAATCTATTACTCCCACTAAATTTAAATTTGACTATCCAGTATATCTACAAAATGATACTGAATATGCAGTTTCAATTGAAACTGATTCTAGCGATTATGAAATTTGGGCATCTAAATTAGGAGAAACCGAAATTGCTACCAGTACAACTGTCACAACACAACCGCTACTAGGTTCGCTATTTAAATCTCAAAATACTAATGCTTGGACAGAAGATCTGTTTGAAGATTTAAAGTTCAAATTGTATCGTGCAGATTTTGATATTTCTAGAACTGCATCTTTACATCTAACCAATTCTAATTTAGGTTACGAAAAGTTAGATGTAAATCCAATTGAAACAAATGCATCTTCTAATACAACTGCATCATCAAAACTATTTAAAAATAATAATTTTGTCGTTAAAATTTCTCATGAAGATAATGGATTTGATTCTGATGATAATTCTTACGTATTCTTTAGAGGATGTAAAGATGTCGGTGGTATAAATGCTTCCCAATTAAATTCTAGGTTATTCCGAGTAACAAATACTGGTGTTGATTACTATGCAATTACATCTTCGTCTAGGGCGTCTGTAAATTCTTTTGGTGGCGGAACTTCGGTAATGGCTTCTTACAATAGAAAATTTGAAAAGTTATATGCATTAATTCCCAATCTATCGTTCAGTCAAACAAAAATTGACGCATTTGTTAAAACAACTAATGTTTCTCCTGTAGATGATAATCTAAACACATATACTTCATATTCACAATCCCAATATGAAAAAACATTTTTGAATGAAGATTTCTTTTTTATCAATCAAAAAATGTTAGCATCTAGAGTAAATGAAATTATCAATAATATTGATAGATCATTAACATATAAACTAGATTTGTCTAGCACTAAAAAATATCTATCTCCTATTATTGATCTTTCAAAAGCATCAGTAAAGACCATTTCCAACAAAATTGAATCTGCTAATGGTTTTGAAGCTAGATTTGGTCGTAGAAATCAAGTTCTTAACTTCTATCCGGTATATACTTTCCTCGTTGAAGGGATTGATACTGCTGGTGGCGAAGCAATTACATCAGGACAATCTATTACTGGGAAAACCACTAAAGCATCCGGGCAGATTACAAAAGTTTCTGGAACTACAGTATGGGTTAAATTAAAAACAACAAATGCGTTTACTCCAAATGAGGAGTTATCATTTGAAAGTGATACTTTTAGTGGAACTGTATCAGTAGCAGCATCCGGAGCATCTCAAGTAATATTTGAAATTCCAAATGTAGTATCACCCCCATCATATGTTACAGCAAGAAATCCATCAGTATTAGCACAAACATACGACAATAAAATTAATGGAAAAATTATTCTGTGGAATCAAAAGACAGGTACTCTTACTGTTGTAAATGATAAGCAACCAATCTCGGATGATTATACTAGTGCTATTACAGAAGGAGCAGAATTTACTAGAAATGCTTCTGTAGATTCTCAAGATTCTGATATTTTCAGAGTCGGAGATATCCTATCTTATGCGGATCAACCATCTGATGAACATCAATTCATCGAAGTTGCTAAAGTAACCTATGAAACTGGTGTTGATTACATTTCCGATCTGCAATCAAAAAACAGTTCAAATATTGCAAAATACGTTACCAAGGAAGTTTCAATTAATAATCCTGGAACATCCATTAACGTAAAAACAACAGTTAATACAAATAATATTGAAAATATAAAAATTCTTTACAGAATTAAAAAATCTTCATCTCAAGAAAACTTTGAAGATATTGAATGGAATTATTTTAATGACACTGGTGTACCTGATAATGAGGTTATTGCTACTTCTGAAAATTCTATTAGTGGAATTACCGAAAAGCAATCTTCATATCAAGAACTTTCTTATAGCATTGAAGATCTTCCCGAATTTTCATCGTTTGCTATTAAAATTGTAATGAAATCAAACAACCCTGCTTTTGTTCCAAAAATTCAAGATCTAAGAGTTGTTGCATCTTATTGATATGACATATATTAAAGTGCAAGATGAGAATAATCTGTATCGTGATGTTGATACAGGTGCAATCATAAATACTGACAGATCAGCTTTTGAAAAGTATAAAAAATCCAGAAATAAGTTTCGCAATATGGAGCAGGATCTGGATTATGTAAAAAGTGAAATTAGTGAGATCAAATCCCTATTACACCAGTTAATTAATTCCAATGGCACTTAGGAACGTAGCGAAGACATTTAGTCTAGATGAACAGAGAATTGAGATCAACGAAATCGCTAGCGATTTAAGTAATGCGGTGACATTGGATTCTATTTCGGTTACTGTAAATGCTGTAGGGACCGCAGGATTATCTTATAATAATACTAACGGGATATTTTCATATACCCCACCTAATCTATCACAATACAAACCTCTTACTAATGCTCAGATATCCAATTGGGATACTGCATATGGATGGGGTGATCACAGTCAAGCAGGTTATTTAACGTCAATATCATCATCCGATACACTCGATAGTGTAACTGGTAGAGGTGCAGTTACAACGAATGATATTGAAGTTGGAGGACTTACTACTGATAATATTGAACTTTTTGGACAAGACGGTGTAGCTGGTGCTTCTCAATTACAGTTAAAAATATATCATGATAATTCCGCCGGATTCAACGATACCCACATTAAAAAATCTGGTAATGGTAAGCTTAACCTCTTTACTAATCAATTATTCGTTAAGAATCGTGTCGGTTCTGAGTTTTTAATTACAGCAACCGAGGACAATTCTGTAAATCTTTACTATGATGGCAATCCAAGAATTGAAACCACTACTAATGGTGTAACAATCACTGGTGCTCTGACTGCTGGTGGTTTAACTTATCCAACTACTAATGGATCTTCAGGACAGTTACTTACAAGTGATGGTCTTGGTGCAGTAACTTGGCAATCACTAACACCGGGAACAGGAGTAGTAAGTATTAGTAATACTATCCCTAGTTCGCCTGTTGCGGGTGATTTGTGGTGGGAAAGTGATAAAGGACGCCTTAAAGTTTACTATGAAGATGCAGATAGTTCTCAGTGGGTTGATGCTTCCCCACCACTTGCTGCTGGTGGTATAACTGATATTAATGAGATCGGAAATGTAGATACAACTGGTTTAGCAACTGGTGAATTTTTTGCGTATGATGGAACCAATTGGACTCCAAACGACGGCATTGTATACAACGCTAGTGTGTCTGGATATCCAGGTTCTCAAACAAACTATCTTGTACTAAAAGATGGCACAGGATTAGGACTTGGAACTGGACATGCATCTGGACATCCTGATGTTTTCTTTGATTGGAATAGCAATGGTACAACAGGAAGTTTAACTATTGCACCCAATACTAGTACTATTGGATCATATGATGTTTATCTAAAAGGTAGTGGTGCTAGTGGCGGAATATCAATTCTCAATGGCGGCGCAGTTGAGTTGCATTATGGATCTAACGGAAAAAGATTTGAAACTTCCGCGCAGGGTGTTAATGTTACTGGTAGGATTGCTGCTGAAAGTTTGAGTCTTGATTTTGGTGGTAGTATTAATGCAGCAGGAACTTCTATTGACTTCCAAAATACTACCATTAGTTTCAGTGGAGCATCTATTGGTGGACTGCAATCAACTATCAACGCTGGTGTTGATGTACATTTGAATACTAGTGGTGCATCTTCCGGAGAAATCTTAAGTTGGAATGGAACTGATTATGCTTGGGTAGCAGATCAAACTGGCGGAGGTAGTGCCGCCGAGGTAGACACACTTGACACTGTAACTGGTAGAGGTAATATTACATCTAATAATATTGAAGTTGGTGATCTTACTGCAACACGTGTCGTCATTAATGATGCTAACGTACAAATATACCGGGATGGTGCTAACAACTTAAAAATTGCTGTTGCTGGTAGCAACAACCTTGATATAACTGCAAATGTTACCACAATGAAGGCGGGTCTTAATGCAGATAAAACTGCTTTAAAACTTACTTCATCTGGTGCTGCAGAACTTTATTACGACAGTAACAAGAAATTTGAAACCACTACTACTGGTGCTACAGTAACTGGAAGTCTTGATTTACCTAATGTAAATAGTTACATAACAGGTGGTGGACATAACGTATTGCAAGTCGATAGCGGCAAAACCTATTTCTATGGTGGCACTAGTGGCGTTGAGATTCGTAAATCTGACAACAGTGCTTTCATTGTTACTGTTGATGATGACGGCAACTCTGTATTTTATGGCACAGTCAGTGACTCAATTGGAGACGTAAGATATCTTGGTACATCAAGTGGAGGTACTGGCAATTATACCTTAGTTTCTAGCGATGCAGGCAAACAAGTAAGAGTTAATGGTGCTCATACAATCACAATTCCCAACAATGTGTTTGGTACTGGAGCCATGATTACGATTATTGCACACTCTTCTAGTAGTGTAACTATTGCTCAGGGTAGCGGAACGACGCTTTACAACGCTGCTGATGGAAGTAGTGGCAACTTTACCCTAGCAGCAAGAACTGTTTGCTCAATTCTTTATGGGGAAGGTGGTGGTAGTAGTATTGCGTATATTGCTGGCGGAGGTATAAGTTAATGACGCAACAAATTTTACTTGGTTATAGTGGTGATGGTCCTCCTGATCCCGGTTTCCGAATATACACAGATAGCGGAACATTTAATTGGGTCGCGCCAGCAACTATGATGATAAGAGTAAGATTAATTGGAGGAGGTTCTGGAGGTATGTCTAGTAATCGCGGCGGCGGTGGCGGAGGCGGTGCTGCTCACTCAGTTGTAAATGTAACTCAAGGAACATCTTACCAAGTAATCGTTGGCGCTGGTGGTAGTGGCGTCGCTGCCGGTGGTAGCAGTATCTTTGTTGGTGATAATGGATCTGCATATGCATTCGGAGGAAACCCAACCACCACCACTGGTGGTGGTAGTGGTGGTGGTGGATCAGGTAATGTAGGTTCATTTTTTGGAGGTAATGGATCTGATATGGGGGCAGGAAACCTAGGTGGTACTGGCGGCGGCAACGGTGGATATGGAGGATATGCATTAGCAAATAATGGAGCAGGGGGCGGTGCCGCTGGAACTGGTAGTGGCTTCCCCGTTCCGAGTGGTGGTGGCGGTGGTGCTTCGTATGGGTATGACGGATCTCCTGGTGGTGGAGGTCGCAATGGTGGATCCGCTGGAACGAATGGGAGAACTGATGGATACAACTATGCACCCAACGGTGGAAACTATGGTGGAGGAACCGGTTCAGGAAACTGGGGTGGTGGCACTGGAGGTGGAGGATATGTGCGGTTAGATTGGCCCGTTTAAATTAAATCAGTCCTACATTGACATACTAAATAACACGGAAGGAGCATTTTAGAAATGGCAATCAATTTTCCCGCAACAGCAGGGCAACCAACAGACGGGTCTTTTACTCATACATCTGCTGGTATTGTCTATTCTTGGGATGGATCCAGTTGGAATGCTGCTGCGGGCGCAGTTACTTTTAATCAGGTTAATTTAGTTAATGATCCATCGCCAAGGCTTTCCGGTCACTTAGATCTTAATCAATATAATATAACTGATACTCTTGGTAGTAATATTGATATTGCTGGACAAGTGGTTGCTAACAGTATCCGAACTTCTTCATTCTATAGCGATGCTACTACTATAGAATTAACTCTTGCTCCAGGAAGTTCTACATTTAATGGAACAATAACTGCTACGGGTGGTAATTCTACTAACTGGAATTCTGCGTATGGTTGGGGTAATCATGCTGTTGTTGGGTATCTAACATCTCTTGGTGATGCTGCTGGTGTTACTGCTGCCAAGATAGGTACTTGGGATACAGCATATGGATGGGGTGATCATAGTACTGCTGGATATTTAACATCAGAAACTTCACATGCTGATGTAGTTCTTGATGGAGATTTTACCACTGCTGGTCTGATGACTACAGATGGTTCAGGTGGATATAGCATCACAACAAATAATTCATCTGACTGGGATACTGCATATGGATGGGGTGATCATAGTACTGCTGGATATTTAACAACAGAAACACAAACATTAGATGCTGTCTTAACAAGTGGAGCAACAACTACACAAGATATTACCACTACAGGTACTCTTACTACAGGTAATCTTACCGCTGGAGGTTTAACTTACCCATCCAGCAATGGAAGTAGTTCTCAGGTTCTTACCAGTGATGGCGCAGGAAATGTTACTTGGACAACTTTTACAGGTGGGGTTAGTAGTTTTGCTTTAAATAATGTAACGGATGTAACAATTACATCTGCAACACAACATCAGCTACTTGCATATGATGGTTCTGGGTGGATAAACACATACCCGAGTATTCAACATTTAATTGATGTAAAATCTGATACAAATCCAAATAATGGTGATTTACTGCAATGGGTTGACGGAGATAATAATTATGAATACAGGACACCATATAGTATTGTATATAATGTTGCTGAAGCAGGTGGATCTCCAACTACAGGACAAGTATTGGGATGGGATGGAACTAATTTTGATTGGGTTTCTATTTCTGGTTATACAGATGCTGATGTAGATACACATTTAAATCAATCTAACCCCACTCAAGGCAATGTTCTTAGTTGGAATGGCACAGATTATGCATGGATAGATCAACCTATTGGTGTTGAAGGTATTACTATTAACATAACTACCAATTCAGGAAATGGTAGTGATTATAGTATTTCAGGAACAGATCGAGTTACCACTCATACTAATGCATCGGATCCCACAATAACTATTAAAGCAGGGGATACACTTATATTTGATAATACTAATTTGGGTGGTGGACACCCAATGTATATTAGGGTATCTGATGGTGGTGTTAGTGTAAGTAATCCATCAGCTGTTGGAGAAGGAACTAATACGGTTTCTTGGCAACCAAGAAGTACAGGAACTTTTTATTATCAATGTGGGGTTGCTAGTCATACAGGGATGATTGGAACAATCGTCGTTCAAAGTGCTATTGCTGCAGACGACACGCTTGATAGTGTAACTGGTAGAGGTGCTCAAACCAATAATAAAATCACATTAGGTGATGTTAGTAATGGTGGTGAGTTGGATATTTCTGCTGGAAATAACAACTACCTTAAAATTTTTGCTGGATCTAATGAAGCATATATTAGAAACACTGACAACAATGGCGGTGTTGGTGGCGGAGGTCTAAACATTGAAGCTCGCAGTTCACTTGGATTGTATTCTGGTGGACACATTACTTACGTAGGTAGTTCAACTGGATCTGCGGAATTATATTATCAAACTTTAAAAAAATTGGAGACCAATACTAGCGGTGTAGATATTACTGGTGATTTAGGTGTTAGTGGATCTATATCTGATGCGATGGGTCCGTTAAGAAGTTTAGGAAATAATCCTCAAAACGGAACTTATACATTAGTTGCTAGTGATGCAGGAAAATTTGTAATGAATACCGATGCAAGTACCGATTATACTGTTAACCCCAATGTTTTTTCCGCAGGTGATATGGTTAGTATTGTAAATAATTCCGCAAGTGATTTAGATATTATCCAAGGAACTGGTATGAGTTTATATCTTGCAACTGATGGTTCTACGGGTGCTAAAGTATTATCTGCAAGAGGTGTTTGTACTATATTGTTTGTCAACGCTACTACTGGTTATATTTCTGGTTCGGGGTTAATTTGATATGATGCAATCAATGCTACTAAGCGGATCTGGGAGTCTGCGAATTGGTCAGTGGGTTCCTAGTCAGGGAGGATATTATGCTGGTCTTCTTACAACAGGATCTGAGTCATTTACTAATTTAGATGGCGCTGGAGCCATATATGAGATATACATTGCCGAAAAATCGGTTTCTCAATCTCAAGGACAGTATAAAAACGCAGCATCATGCGACGGTAATCACACATATCCAGGAACCACAACAGCTCCTAATGCAGAGTGGGATGGGTATTTTAATACTTATACTAGCGTTCTATCCGGTGCTAGTTCAACGCATCCGGTATTTCAAACAGTTCAAGCATTATCAATTACAATAGATGGAACTGTATTTGATGACTGGTATATTCCGGCTCATCAAGAAGCGGGTGTGATATATACTAATCTAAAAAATTCATCCGGGTGGCAAGGTAGTTCTGAAGAATTTGATTCGACTAGTGCAGGAACTTCAAATGCTATTGGAGAACTTTGGACATCTTCATCAGATTCTTGTAATAATACTGGAAATACAACTACTGCTGGAAAATGGTTCCCTACCAATGGTGGAAATGGACTTGTATACGGATACTCTAAAAACGAAACTGCTACTATCAGACCAGTACGTAGAGTATTAGTATCTAATCCCGATGCAACTCCTCCCACTGTTGCCATTACCTCCCCACAAACTTCTGTTGGGGTTAGTGAGACCATGGTCGTATCTTTTGACCTGTCGGAAAGTTCCACAGATTTTGTAGTCGGTGATATCACTGTTACTAACGGTTCCCTTTCTAACTTTACTGGTAGTGGTTTCTCGTATACTGCTCTTTTCACCCCGGTCGCAACTGCTGGTGTTACTGCAACTATCTTGGTTCCGTCAAATTCATTTTCGGATGCTCAAGGAAACTTTAATCAAGATGGTAATGATCCCGATAATTCTATAGACATTAATATTATTTCCAATCCCGCAGGACAAGTAGAATATACATCTACAGGAAGCTTTACATGGACTGCTCCAGCAGGAGTAACAAGTGTCTGTGCTGTTGCTGTTGGCGGAGGAGGAGCAAGTGGAACTCAAGGTGGTGGAGGCGGTGGTCTCGGTTGGAAAAATAATATTCCTGTAACTCCAGGATATAATTACTCAGTTGTTGTTGGTGCAAGTGGACAAGGTTCATATTTTGGGGCAGCGTCAAATAATTCTTATGCCAGTGGACTAGGTGGAGGTGCTGGTAGTAATACTGCTACGAATACTGCTGGTACTGGTGGTGGTTATTATGGTGATGGTGGCGGAAATGGCGGAAATGGGTCACTCTCTCATTCTGGCGACTATTGGGGTGGCGGCGGTGGTGGAGCTGGCGGTTACTCTGGTAATGGTGGTAATGCTGGTGGATATACTGGTGGTAGTGCCGGTGCTGGTGGTGGTGGTGGAGGAGGAGCTGCTCATCACGACACCGATAGTAATGACTCCCAAAGAAAAGGTGGCGGTGGCGGTGGCGTCGGTATCTTAGGGCAAGGTTTCAATGGTGCTGGTGGAACTAGTGGCACTTCCGGATGGGGTGGTGGAGGTGGTGGTAATGGATCTGGTGGTACTGGAGTAACTAATGGTGGAGTTCATTCAGGTGGAGCTGGTGGATCATATGGTGGTGGAGCTGGTGGAGCTAACCATAACTCTGGTCGCACTGGTGCTTCAGGCGCAGTAAGAATTATTTGGGGACCAGGAAGAGCATTCCCAAATACTAATACAATAGACCAGTAACCCTATAAATATGATTATAATCATGTTTAATAATTATGGATTCCACAACTCTTAAAGCTGAATTTGAAGGTCAACTCAAAGATGCCGAAGCAAAAATTGCTCAAGCAGAAGAGCAACTTACTAAATTGAAAGAATATAAAATTAAGTTGGTTGGTGG